GAATACCAGTGAGCTAATACATCAGGATTTGCTTTAAATCCTGTCCTAGATGGTTTTCCTGATGCATCCATTATATAGCTACCAGTCCAACCAGGCATAGGTGTACCTTTTTTACCAAAGAATGTTTGATACATATATAAAGCCGGTCTTAACTTTCCACTTCCAGGATCTTCTTGAATATCATGTATTTTTAAACGGTTTCTATTTTTATCATTCTCATCAAAAAAATAATTATATATATTATCTCTATAATCATTTAATTTACTATTATTAGGAATAGTATTGATACCATTTAATCGTGCAAAATTATATAGATCTGGTTTTTCCATCAGTCTTAACTTATGTTTTAATACATTTGCATCCCAAGCAACATCAAACTTTTGTACTCCTTGTTTATGCATTAAATCAAAAGTTGTTTGATTACCAATCATACCATATCTAGGATCTGATTTATTTATGTTTAATAAATCTGTAATTTTAGTATTAAAGAATTTGTTAAGATCGGTTTCTGTAAAACCCATCTGCATCATCTTGGATTTACTCATATGCTCATAATTTGAATGATATATCATTGTTTCAATATTATCATATCCTACAGAAGTAGCTGCTACACTATGAGAGCTTTTTTCAGCTATCATAGTGTGTAGTTTCTTTCTAATATTTATTAATATATCTGCGGAATCAGGATCAACTCTTTGAATAGTACTTACCATACCTAGGATTCTAGCATCTATACTCTTGACTTTTGCGCTAGCAATATTTCCTATTTCACCTTTAAGAGCAGATACGTCTGGAAGAATAAAATCTTCTAGTCCTTCAACAGAACTTAAAGAACCTTTACCATATCCAACATTAAATAAACTATAATTTCTTTCTACTCCTGTTTGATAAGATAAAATTGTTTCCTTTTGATTTTGATTAATCATAAAATTATAGATTTTTTCATTAGCTTCCCTTCTACGCACACCCTCTTCAGTTACAGATATAGTATCTGTAACAAATTTTAACCCATCTTCTAATTCTTCAATCATTTTAGATCTAGTTTTCTTTTGAGCTTCTTGTAGATCAAAACCTTGTTTCTTATAATTATCAATCAAATCAAAATATCTATTAGTTAATTTAAGTAAACTTTTATCCATAGAGACATCGCCACTATTAAAGTTCTTAGTGTCAATGTTTTTAATATTCTTTAAAGTAATTGTTCTAGTCTCTTTGAGATCCAAGAATTTGGGTCTCATGCTTGCTGGCGCATATCCTTGACCCATGCCTCTTGCAGTACTTCCATACATAACATAAGTAGGTAATTGCAGAGTTCCAGTTCTCTGTCCAAGACTTTTGTCTATAAATAAATTATTTAATTGTTGTCTTTTTATATGAGCAGAAAGTGTTGTAATATTTGGATTAAATGGATCTATATCATATTTAATATTTCTTCTAAGTAATTTTGGATCAAATTCTTTTACTGATTGAGCATAGTTAGTTTCATATCTTTCACGATTAAGTCTATGATATCTATTAATATTTCTTCTGATTCTCTGAACCTGCGCTACACTAAAAGTCATTGGTTTCTTTTGATATAGTCCTCTATCACTTCTATTTAAATCCCCAAATAGAAAATCATAAGGATCTGTTCCTAAAGGTAATTTAGCAAATTCTTTAGACATATATCCACGACTGGGAGTTATAGCAATGATTCCTTTACTAATTGCATTGGCAGAACTTACTCTTCTAATACCATAAGTTCGTAATATTTCACTAACTTTATGATCGTATGAATCGTCACTAACTTTCATTTGAGTTAGAGCCACAATATCTTCTAATTGACGTTGATAGTCGTCTATATCTGCAATCTTTGCTAACCCAATATTAGTGACTTCTATTTCATTCATATTATCTGGAACACTAGAGTGTGAATGAAATATTTTATTTATCTTGTCGCCTCTACTAACAGCTTTACTATGAGTTGCTTTAGCTTTCCTGATAGATCTTTGAGTAACCATATTAAATTGTTCTTGTCCATATGCACTACCAACACCTATACCTCTTATACCAAATCTTTTTTGGATTCTATAGAAGTTTTGAACATCAAAACTATTAAGACCTAGACTATCTAATATAAAAAGCTTTTCTGCTTTTTCTTTAGCCTGCTCTTGAAATAGAACTTGTTGATCATGTGGAGATTTATGTAATATTCTGGTGATACCAGCATCATCCATTATTTTATTCATTTCATGATAGAAATCTTTGCTTCTAATAGCAGTAGAACTAGATAAAGATTCGTCCATTAATCTTATAGTCTCTTCTTCTGTAAAACCTAACTTCAATCTCTGATTAATAAATTGTTGTTTAGCTGCTTTATTTGTTAATATATCAGATAAATCTGTATACAGTTGGGTGTGTGATACTTCTTTTAATTGAAATCTTCCATTATTCATAATTGGCTCATAGACAGAAATTCCAACTTCATAAGGGCGGCCAGTTTGTTGTAGACCACGAATATTTAACATAACATCTTCAAAGTCTATAACACCAAATCTTTTTCTACTCTTTAAATCTGATATAAATCTTAATGTTTGTTCTGCCTCACTTCTTATAATATTAGAGGTGGCTCTAGCACTTTTATTTTTTAGTTTCTGTTTGCCTAAAGGCAACGCAAATTCTTCTACAACAACAGATGTTTCATATAAACTCATAGCATCCATTACTATAGGATCGCCAAATATATGAATATTGTTTCTTCCATATATATGTTGTTTAGCTGCTTTCATTAACTCACTTTCACCATTAACAAATTTCTTAGCTACTGGATCATATTCTACTAAAGCATCCATCACTTTACTAATTCCTGTAGCATGAGTTTCTATTTGGATATCATTTGATAATTGGAACTTCCCATATGAAGCTCTGCCTTTAGCTTTATATGGAACTCCTCCCTTGTAACGTATATCATATTGATCAGCTAATGCTATTACACCAGTAAACGACCTTTCTTCTGCTAATTGAAATTCTTTACCTTCACCTCCTAATATACTAACAGTATAAAATAATTTAGTTCCTTGTGTTCTATCTTTAGTTACTTCATATCTAATATCTAACTCATCACCAATTCCTTTATTTCTGGCCCAAGTTAATACTTTATGAGTTATATTTGCTTCGCCTTTCTTAATAAGATTTTTATCATTCGCATTAAGCATAGCATTTAAATAATCATCTTGTGTTTCAAAGGTTCTAATTTTTAATAATTTCTTAAACCTAGAACCGTAGTTAGTTTTTAGAATTATGTCTATTGGATCTGTTTTCCTCAGATTACCAGCACCGGGACCTTCTTCAATAAATCTTGATAGCTTTCTAGGATTTTCAAATTTAAATGTCTTAGATGATTCTATAATATTATTATAAGGATTATTATTAAGTATTCCTTGAACAGAAATATCCCCCATCATACTTCCTGTAGGTATTGCTTTTTTGCCTACAAATTGTATAAATTGTTCGTCTGTTAATAAGTAAGATAGAGCCCGATCTGGAGTAACTCCTTTCATAGGAATAAGATATTTGCGCCCATAATCTGTCTTTAAGAAATTATTTGCTAACTTCTTTAAGACTCTATCATCAACCATATCTAAATTACTTTGGATACCAACCTGATTACTATACTCAAAGAATTCTCCTAGTTTCTGTTGATTGGGTCCTTTAGCAATCTGATCAACATTCATACCATTTGGTGTTTTATGAATACCAAAATGATGTAACCTTTCTATGAATTCATGAACCTTTCTTTGATCTTTTGATTCTAATCCTTTAAATAATATATCTAGTTCATCATCGGCTCTAGATTCATGTACACCTTTCCAGAAAGTATATTTTGTTAATCCTATCTTTTTTCTAGTCTCTTCGGGAATATCTTGAAAGATACTTTGACCTGCTTTATATGCAGGATTAATAATCTCCTTATTTAATCTATCAAAAGGAGTTTCTGTCATTTTCTCAAAACCAAGAAATTTAAATATGTTAGGATGTTCTCCGTCTATAAGATTATAATTGATTTCTTGATTAACATGTTTAATTTGATTTCTTAACTTATTCTTAAACAATACTAGGAACTTAGGAAAGGCTCTAGCTTCTTCAAGAAATGATGGGATGTCATTCTGACTAATAGCTTTCTTAGCCAAAGCTCTTACTCGTTTATCACCATTAGACATTTTACCAATATCTGGGCTATTAAGATAAGCATCTACTGTTTCCTGGAAAACCAATATTGGGTCAGAAGCTTCGCTAATATCGTAAGCTGTTTTATTCTTAGAGATATATTCAATATGTCTTTTAATCTCACTCATAGCATTATTAGTAGCAGTTTCAGCATACTGTTGTCCTATTATTTTAGACTCAGTAGGATCTACTAAGAATACCTGAGAGAGATCTGGTCTTTTAATAGCGGCTTTATATGTTTGAACAGGATTCTGAGATAGTTTTTCTATCATCCTATCTGTAGCTGCGGGATCTAAAATGGTATCTATGAAATCGTATGCACTTTCTAGATTAGGCTTTAGATGACCTTTTTTGAGATAGATAGCTCCACCCATCAATAAGAAAGCATTGGTGGCCCATGCTCTTTGACTGGGAGATCTTCTCCGATGTAGATAATCTTCTGTATTTTTGTCTGGTATCATGTAAGTATAACCTCTATCATATTGCTATCTCTACCACTCACACTTACTCTACCTGCACCACCAACTAATTTTTTAACATAATCAATAATTACATTTTCGTTTAGTTTTGTGTCTACAGGTGGTTCATCTTTTATAGCTAGATCTGCCAGATAATCATCTGACATTTTGATCTTATCATAACCATAGCCTACACCAAAATCATGTAGATTATATCCTTCGTTTCTAACTAACGAAGCTTTAATATCATCTGTAGGAACAGATTCATCCCAACCACTCCAATCGGCATTAGGCATAGTGGGAGTATATGCTTCTATCTTATCTCTTGGAAGACCCCATTCCCTAGCTAGTATTGGTTTTAAATATCTAGGAGCTATTTGATATATTTTTCTTTGTTCAATAGGATCTTTTTCATCTATAAAATCTCCCAAATAACTCTTTTCTGGAGTAGGCATAGCTTTAAATAACTGCGATCTAGTCTCAGCACCAATCATTGTTTCGTGCATTCTTGTATAAGCTTGAGGATCTCCGGTTGTTTGTAGTTCATATTGAGATTTCCAATATTCCATCTGATCCATATATTCATTTAGTTCATTTCTAAATGTAACATTCTGAGGTATATATGGATTACCTTTAATACTTTCAACCATCTTATTAGTTAGATTAGAGCCCAAACCTACTGCTGCTCCTATCATACCACCAGCAGGACCATAGGCAACAGTACCAGCTGCAGCTCCTTTATACATACCCTGAATTACGTTTCCAGAAACCATCTCTCTCATATGGGGTTTTACCCAAGATTGTATTGGCTCATTCCAAGGTCTAAAATCATCACCATAAATGTGTTGCATTTCATATAACTGTCTAGGAGTATATTGATTCAAAAATTTTCTATGCCAAATAGTTTTACTGTGTGATCCAAGTTCCCATGCTCTACCAATCATTCTTTCTGGAAGACTATAATCATAAGAAGGACGCATTTCTGGATTATCATTATAATAATTAATAAACTTCATTTCACTATGTCTAAGATTCTTAGCCAAATAGGTATCATCTCCAGAGTCGGGCTCAACTAATTTAATTCCAGGAGTATCTGTCATGAAACTCTGTCCACTAAATCTATAAGGATAGACATCATATCTACGAAGTCTTTTATTTCTTAATTGTTTATAATAATTATATTCTTTGATCTCATCTTGACTAAGTTTTCCAAATTTCATTTGTGTTTGAACAAGAATTTCAGCTCTTCTATATGCATCAGAGGTAGGAGATACATCAGATAAGATTTTGAATCTATCTAACCAACCATAACTACTACCTGTTCTTAATCCTATCTTATTCTCTATAGCCTTTTTAGCTTTCATTCTTGCTAGTTTAAGTATCTTCATATCCCGTTCTAACATTTGTAAATCTAACTTCACGTTAAAACGTCTAGCATGTTTCATAGTTGAGTCTGACATATAGTCTTGGAGACCTCTAGGAAGATATAATAGTTCTCCTTCTTGCTTTCCTAGCATAGCCAAATAGAAGTTCAATTGGTGTATGTGTTTACTTCTTGGAGCATTTGGAGGATTGTCTTCTGAAAATGTCTTAATCTCTGTTACTGTTTCTTCACCATTTTCACCTCTTAGAATAGCATCAACAAAACCAACCACATCATTAGCAGCATCATAAACCATCTCTTCAGAAGCAACTAACCTATTCTCTAATTGGAAACGACTTTGAATTTGATGGTGAATAGTTTTTCCAAGTACAGAGCTTTCATATAGTTCTTCATCATCAATTGGTTTTAGACCAATCATCTTTTTTACATATTCAGGGATAGAATAACCTAAAGTAGAAGAACCAACAGGAAATTCGTGGCTAACATTATGGAGAGTTTCATAACCATAGCCAGGTAATCTAGCATCTGCATATTCAACTCTAGCATAAGGGTTACCTGAGGTAAATTCTTCTGGTAGATGGGCCCCGATCATATTAGGAATCGGATTATATTGTAATGTGGATTTTTCATCTGGTATAAAACGACGACCTAATTCTGTTCCACTAAGAGCAATATCGCCAAAACTTGCTTGATGATATTTCTGGCTCATTAAATATTCTCGTCCTGCTTCCTCATAAGTAAGATCTGGAGACAAGGGATATCTACCACCAATTTGTTGAATTTTATATCCACTAAAACCAATCATTTTAACCATTGTTTGGTAATATGTGGATGTGAGTAAAGCCCCACTTGATCCAGGAATACTTGGATTTATTGGTGGAGGGTTGGTTTCTTGTGCAGTTCTTAAGATATTTTGATGCATCATTTGTCTTGGTTTCAATGCTCTACCTATTACTGAGCTAGGAGGGCCAACAAATGGGATATCTGAAAAAGGTGTGCTTGAATATACTCCTGGTCTTGTAAAATAGTGTTGTCTTTCAGCTGAATATTTACCACCAATAATACTACTAATAGGATTCCAATTAATAATAGGTAAAGGTCTAGTTAACAATGATTGCATTTTAGAGCCTTTTCCCGATGGGGTATAATCATATTGTGCTCTTAGTCTAGATAACCAAGAAGGCATATAATAATCTACACCAGAACCAGCAAAAGGTTCCATTGATAATGTCCACCAACGATGTCGTTTACGACCTACTAATTTCTTTCCACTATATTCATCTTTTAGATCTTGTGCGCTTTTATATGGAGTTACTAGTCCAACAGATCTAGCTGATTGTCCAAGAGCCCCACTTATCAAAGCCGCAGTTATAGGAGCAGTTATACCCCCAGACATTCCTCCTATGGTTCCTAGAGCCATTGCTGGTAGTAGAGTAGATGATCCGGGCATTAGTCCTTCTAAATATTGGGCTCCTTGTGTAATACCTAATGTATCTCTTATAGTAGCACCTAATACTTTAGCTTGTGCTACCTTTTCTCCAGCATAAACACTTAACCCTTCATCTAAAGCAGTATTATCAAATATACCCAGTTCATCAACTAAAGCATCTGCTACTGTATAACCAACTGCCAATGCTGTCATTTGTTTTACTCTTCTACCAACCCACTCCATATTAGTGTGGGCAATATCTGGAGTAATCTCTAATTTGGAAGGACCAACACCAACTAAACCAGCTAAATGTTTCATAGTCGAAGTCTTTTCAGACCACCAACTATAAGCATTAGACATGATAGGTAATTTCTTAATACTGGGTTTATTAGGATCATATTTTGTTAATGCTCCTTTGAACATATTAAAATAAGATCCTGCTATTTCGGCTACACCATTGGATTTACTTGATATAAATCTAAATGGTAAATCACCACCATAGATAACTTGCATCGGATCGTCTATGGTTATTGCTTGTTTAATCTTTCCAGCAAAATTACGTTCAGTTCTATAATATTCAGCAAATTCTCGCCATCTAGATTTTTGGCTTTTAGCTTTTAGATAGAAATCTTTTAGGTCATCGATCTGATTAGGACTAATGGGGTCAATTTTTTTAATTCCTGTTAATGTATCTAATCCTCCAATAAACATCTCGTCAACTAAACCAGTAGTCTTAGGTAATTTATCAACAATCTGGCTAGTAGAAATATTCAAGTCTTTAAGTTGTCCACCTATAGCAAATAATTCCAATATCTTTCTTTTGCTAGGAGCTTCACCTAGATATTCTCCTAAATCTTTAGCAGGAGAGAATTTAGCTGATTCAGATAATTGATTGATATGGTTCTGCCATTTAGTAACATAGGCCAGATCTTTATTTTTATTAATTATTTCTTGAGAGAATTCAACTAAGTCGTTATTATTTAGATTAAATATATCCTTAGCTTTATCAACATTATTATCAGTTAAAAGTTGTTGATAAGCTTTTTTAACGCCAGGATGATCTAGAGATGATATAGATTGATCTACCATGTTTCCATATATTTTTTTGAAATGGAAGAAGTTCTCTCTAAGAACATCCATTGAATCTGTTATTTCATCACCGGAAGCTATAGTATCTAATATACTTGAAAATGATTTTTTCTTACTAGTAAAGAACTTTCCAACAATCGAATTTTTAAAACTGACAGCTGTTCTATGTAGTAATGTCTCTGATGATATTTTTTCTTCGTTTCTAAATTCACCTTTAGCATATTTATATAGATCTGACATAGTTCGTTTCCCTCTACTATGTCCAGCTTCGTATATATATTTACTTTGACTATCGTATTTTATTAACTTAGAGACAGCCTCATCTTCACCATTATCAACTAAACCTCTTGCTATATACCATAGACTTTCATCTCTTCTGATAGCCGTGGCTCTTCTAATATATCTTCTAGTCCCATTCTGTGTAATAATATCCCTATCTACTTTAACACCAGTTCCTAAGTTTCCTAAGTGTGGGGATATATATTGTTTACCAGCTGTGTCAGGTATAAATGTTTCAAATGGAGTCTTGATTCTTTTATTTAAGAATCGATTTACACCCAACATGTTACCAAAAAACTTAAATCTTGAATCTTTAAGTTTATTATCTAGATATTTAGCAACATGATTTTTATCTAAATTTTGTAAATCATAGATTTTGCCTCTATGTTTAAAAATACCTTCTTGTTGATATAATCCTTGAGTTATATAGTGTCTAATCTCATCATTATCAAACCCAGTATTCTGTAAAACATTCTTTATCTCTTTAACCTGACTCTTAGCTAACGTATTACGTTCTATTCCTAATAGTTTCTCTCTAAAGGTTTTGGGGCCTTTCTCAAATGTTTTTAAGAGCCCCCCAACATACTCTTTCACTTCTGATGGAGTAGATGATTGTGGGGTTATTTTATCAGTTGCTTTTAAAAACTCTTGTAGATGAGATGATCCAAACACTGTTCCCGAATTATGTATATATGATCTAGAATTGATATTCTGGAATGTTGAACGATATTCCCCTTGGAAATAATCTTTCATAGATTTAAGTTTAGATCCATATCCTTTAATATGTGGACCATAGTTATATCTTTTAAATCTATTATTAGTTCTTCTTATAGGTAGAACTCTTTCTGGTCTTTTGTTTATATTATGTAAAGTGTTCTTAAGTGCATTAGTAAATGATCCATAATACTTTCTAGATTTAGAGGCTGTTTTTAGAGCCTTTTCAAAAACATATTTACCAGTATCAGAACCAGTTATCTTTGAAATAGTATTAAGACCCTTTCTTCCAAGTATAGCAGTCGAAGCTCCTACTGCTCCCGGTAAGTAAGAGTAAGCTACATCAAAAGCAGCATATTGTGCAAAATCTTTCAGATTACCTTTGACATCATACCACTTAGGTTGTTTTCCTCCTCTTAAATTGGCTACTCTATCTACACCATAGTAGATCGGTAGAGTGGCAGCATTTTCTATTGTTCTTTTATAGAAATAACCACCAGCTCTTTGAGCTCTACTATAACCTCCAATTTGCTCAGGAGACCAGAAATTATATAGGTTTCTTATACGACCAGTGCCGGCTGCTTTCGTGGTTTTACGAAATGCTTCTAATGCTTTAATTGGAGCAGCTGTAGCTAACGCAGCTCTACCTTCCATCTTTCTAAAACCAGAAGATAATCTAAATATGTCAGTAAATCTACCTTTTAAAGCATTAGCTCCTAAAGCACTAGAAGCAGATCTGGCTAGTTTACCAGTTCCTCTAGTAGCCATATTACGAACTACTTTTCCAACAGCAGGACTGGCAAACTTAGTAGCAACACCAACTGCTAATATACTAAGAGTACTACCAATAATAAATCGCTTTAGATTAGATTTCTGCTCAGGATCAGATGTAGTAGTAGTTCTTCTAGGTAGTTGGGTATAACCTCTTAATCTATTATTATAAGGTGAAACATATGTATCTCTAAATTTTAACATCTATTTAGCTGATGTGAAACTAACTGTTTCCTCTTCATATTCGCTATTAGGATTTTTGTTTATATGTGGTTTACTCTTAATAATATATTCCATGAAAGTTGCTGCTGATTGATATATTAGAGCGTCCTTAGCTGGTAGATCTAAAATAGAGCCGATTTCACTTACAACATTAGCTAATAAAGATAAACCATTACCTATTTCAGTAGAGATCTTTCCTTTTTCAACAATACTATCATGTATCTTACCATCTAAAGGATGGGTCATATTATGATAGACGTTATCTACAATAGTTTGATGTAGTCCATCTTTTAGATCAAAGAAATCTTGTGGATCTCCTATAAATAAACATCTTGCTAATTGATTATCTGAACTTATACCAGTAACATAGTGGATATATTCACGCACAGTCATTGATCTACATAGGAGATATACATCACCAATATCAATTTTAATTATTTCAAATCCCTTCTTATTTAGATCAATAATCATTCTTTTTTGATAGCTATTTAGAATGATATCTTTCTGTTCTTTATATATGTCCACGTTATCTCCTATTCTGATAAAAAAAAGGAAGCAATACCTATCCCTATATCACTTCCTTGAGAATTAATATATCCTCCAAATTATAGTTTTTCTATAATTGGGTATTGAACATATCCATGTTTTTCCGAAATAATCTGGATTAGGTTATCTATTTCTCCTGGTAACATTGCATCGTAGATAGAATCTAACATCTGAGGATACACAATAAAGAAACTCAGCATGTTTTTTCCTTGATCTATTTCCACCATACTATTAGCAACATTCTGTTGCCATTCTCTATATATCCTAGAGTTAACTCGTCTTATAATAACATATCTTGGTTCATCAGATCCAAAATTAATTAGATAGAGATGAGAACCTTCTTGCTGATGTTTTGATTTCAGATCAGCAATTGCTTCAGCACTAGGTCTAGTAGAAAAGAATAGATCTTGATCAATTAGTTCTGTTTCAGTGATATTTTCCTCTGGCATGATGCCTCCTCATTAGGTTAATAGTGATCATCAATTATAAATTATACTACCACTATTTTTTTGTATTTTGCAGACCTATTAATTCCAATCATAAGTTTGAATATTATTATCTTCTACAGGTAATTCTATATTACTAAAGAAATCTTGCATCTGTTTTTTTAATTCATTATAGATATTAGAATCTAACATGTCTGTAATGTCTGTATTTGGTATAATTTGTTCTCCTGCACATACCATTAACATAATACTAATTGATTTGATTTCACTGCCAGCATTAAAAACATATTTATAGAAACTATTAAATCTATTATTTACACCATCAATAACATTATTTAATACTCCTAACTCGTTGGCTCTATTAATTAAGTAATTATAATCTAAAGTGTTATTAATATATGAATCAGATACAGCATCTGGATTATTAACCAGCATATACCAAGGTAATATGTGATCTGCTGAAGTTAAACCTTTTCGTATTTTACTATAATTTAAGATATTGTTTCTTAAATAAGTAATTAAGATAGGGGCCCAAACTAATGGGCATTCAAAATATTCAGCAGGATTAGTTAACTTGTTAAATAATAAAGCAGGAGGAATAAATAAACCATTATCTTCAGCAAAGTTCCAGAAAGCTCTAAATTCAGCCGACGGATCGGTGTTTTTAGTAATGTATTTTTCACTAGCTTCATCATAATATTCATATGTGCCAATGAATCCTAATTTTATAGCTAATGAATTTTCTATATTTTTATATTTAAATGCTGGTCCACTCCAGAATGGTGCTGTTATAGGAGCAATATAATCACTTCCTAATAGATTAAATACACCATGACCATTCTTGAAATCATTATAATTGAAACCAAATTCATCAATATATTTTTTCATACTATAATGAAATCTTCCTGTATCTAGTTCATGGTGTGGTACTCCCTTTTCCATATACTTATAGTTATAACAATTCTCTTTTCTATAGCTATTAGTATAATTTCGTTCTAATTCTCCAACACACAATAAATATAATATAAATTTAAAATATTTATGATTGTGTTGGGTTAAACCATTGAAGAAAATATCAGGGATAGTATTAATAAAATGATAGAAATATCTAACCCAAAAATTATGATATAATCTCCCATCAATCCCATCTTGGATAATTCGATAAGCTATATGAACTAAGCCCCTATCAGAAGTTGTATTCATTAAATACTTTAAATATACTTTTAGACTAAACTCTCGATCTGATAATAGTTCTCTATATTTAATATTCCATCCATCTGATAATGGATTATATAAAAATATATTAGGAATTGTTGTATCAGTCATTATATCATTTAATATAATATCAAAATCTGTTATATCACTAGTCTCTAACTCAAATCCTGTTCTAATATCACATATACATTCCTGTTCTGGTGGTAATGTTGAATCACAAGGACAATGATAGTAAGTAGCTGCTATATTAGCAGTATCTTGTATCTCGTTTGTGTTACTATCGGTAATTGGTTCTACTATAGCATATACTATATCAGAAGCTTGTAACTCAACATGAGATGTAGCACTCATTAAAATATTATTTTCTCTTAAGTCTTTCAGTGTAGTAGTAAATACTGTATCAGCTAATGGTGTGCCTGGTGGATTACCAGATAGTTTACCTATTGAAAGAGGGCTAAATAAAACTTTCTTCAAGTTTTCATTTTGATATGATCTTATTTTAGGGGCCTCTCCATTTTGGTCGTCATTAATTTTTGCTAATTCATCTGGTGGTATAGTAGATAGAGCGAGACTTGATGAATCGGCTACACTGATAGTATTATCATTTACACTATATTCATGAGTCATCTTATTTAATAAAATACCAAGATAATATATCCATCTACTATCTAAATATCGATCTGATGTTAATTCAAATACTGATTTATTAATATCTATTGAACTCTTTACTATATTGATCTGTTCTGTTAAAGATAAGGTTGTATCAAAAGGTGGGCCAAAATGTATCTTATCTTCATTAAAACCTAAACTTCTACCATTTGGTTCGTGTAGTATCTGGAAGGCTAGATAATGACTAACTACAAATACTAATTGAGAGATAGTATCTGTGCTGTTCCTAATAGTATTGATATCTGGTTCATATGATATATTAGATTCTGTCTCTAAGAAATTTAGAATATGATCTGTTTGACTGAGATTCTCATTCATATGAGATATATAATGATTTGTATTACTAATTTTATCAAAGACTCCAGGGATAAACCAATCAACAGAAGAAAATCCAGATACTATATCTGGAAAACGAACTTTGGTATAATTGTTGATTTGTAATATATTATAGAGCCCCTTTTCATCCAGATTACGAATAGATTTAGTATATTTGATAGGCTCATTCGGATTAGTGCTAATCTTAGTCGGGTTACTATCAGTATCTATTGGTTCATTAAATATATCACTTGCTGTTGTAACATCATCTTGTGAAGTAAAATCAGATAGATTCTCTACTTGAGAAGGAATTTCAAAAGGATCTTCATTTATAATAAATAGATATGGCACATAATCTAAATTATTAATATTCATTCTATCTTTAATATCATTATATGTAATATTAGATATATTAAAATCGGCGTTTGTTATTCCTAGTGTAAAACTATCTTGACTATTTTTAAATGTTATAAGATGATTATCGGCATCGTAACTATGATAATTTAATTTAATATGGTCTTGATCTAATGTAATATTAGCAAGTTGAATACTATCTTCATATAAAATATTTGGTGGTTCGGTAGCTTCTACTATTCTAACTATCTTATTGTTAAGAGATATTTGTATATAAATTTCTTGAATCATCTTATCCTTCAGTTTTAAAGAATTCTTTTAGATCTCGTAATTGTTCTTTCATATCATTTGTGGTTTCATCATAATCAATTACATCAGGATCATTTTCATCATTATTTTCAAGAGGGAACATTTGTTGAAGAGTATCTAGTTCAGTATCGTAACTAGTTTTAAATTCATCTAATAGATCATCGCTATTTTTAATTACAAATAATCTAACTCTAAATTTAACTGGTCTATTAGGAGCAACATTAATATTGTCATTATCCAAATTTGAATAATGAGGATCTGTTGATCTTGGATTATCTACTAACTTTGATTGAACATATGATGGGTCAATCAGACTAGCTATAACACCAAAATATACTTGATGTTTCTCTTCACCAGGTAGTTGACATGTTTTGATAATTGGATTATATCTAATATTAACATCTTGTTTCGTCTTAGTAATCTCTTCATCATCTATTTGAAAATGTAGATCTGTATCATTTTCTGGTGGCTGTAATGGCACAGCTACAACAATTGGTTCATAATCTTGATAGTGATTATAAGAGTGGGCACTATCTTCTAAATGACCATATAACCATTCAACTTCTTTAAATTGAGTATCTCCTAATTGAATAGTATTAGCTGAATCCATTTGATTCTCTGTGATGGCTTCAGTTTCTTCAATTAATCTTGATAGTGGTCGCTCATCAATGTTTCTAGCTATAAAAGAATATTTTTGTAGTACTGGCATAGAATCAGTACTAAGAGTTTGAGATTCTCCTATAAAATGTATATCATTAATAGTTTTTACTGTAGAGTAATTGTCTACACTATTTTGATCCCCATATGTAATGGTTATATCAAAACTATTGTTTTCAACATACTTCTCATAGAATTCATCTATCTTAATATCATGTTCATCTACTCTTTTAATTCTAGCTTGTTTTGTCTCTGGACCACCTTTCAATCTTTGTTCTAAATAAGACATGAACTGATCAAGATCTTGTGATGTTGTCTGAGTTACTAACTGGCTATTATTAGAAGGGTCTCTTTTTTGTAATGCTGAATCTATATTCTTTTGGATAGTAAATGGTACCACTTTACCATCAGATGTTTTATAGAATGCTCCATATGGAGATGTTTTAGTATTCATAAATAAGGGGGGCTTATTTATATTTTCTGTATCGGTAAGAGTATTGAAACCTCTAATATCATAGTCTCCACTAGCATATAGTTTAGTTTGCCAACTTCCTATTTCTGTTTCTAGAGCCGCCAGTGTGCTATAACTGCTATGTTCTGGATATTGAATTAATGGGTCTTCTAGAATAAGAGCTTGCTTTTCAGCTAGAAGTTTATTGAGTTCGGTAGTTATCTCATTATATTCATCTGCTATCTCAGAACCTTCTATATAACCAACAGGATAAGCTAAATCAGCATGAGCATATTTATAATAGTTGACAGTATTAGCTGCCATCTCTTCCTGTAGAGTTTGGTCAATTAGTCCTTTAACATTATCTTCATATGATTCTGTTAATGTTTTTTCACTGCGTATATAATCAATGATAGTCTGTAGATAAGGAGTTCTAGTAAAGTTAATAACCATTGTACCAGTAACAAAAACATGGCCTCTAGCTATTGCATCGGGATTACTAGAAGTATAACCAAAAATTGGTTTCTTATCATTGATAACTTGATATTCTAAGAAGACTACTTCATCTAACCAAATAGAGCCAAAGTAAATTTGAAGATCTGCACCTGAATAATATTTCTGCTGATATTCTAAGAAAGGGGCTCTACTGATATCTGTTGATGGTTTATCTCTATAAGGCATAATTAATCACCAGTTATTGGATCAAATAGAGGATTACCAGATGGATCCGTATTCCACTGATAGAGTGAGTCTTGAGAAGTATCTTCTGTCTCTTTATTTGTATTGACTCGATTAGTAATAATTGATCCATTAAGTATCTTTTCAAATAAATCAATTAATTGTGTTTTCTTTAATGTTATTTCTGTTCCATTAAGGTTTGATAAGATATTAGTTAATGTGCCTCTAGCAGATGAATTAATTGTATAATCTTGAGATCTGTCTGACATTGTAATCAGAGTATTTATATCTAATTTACATTGTTGTACTTTATCAAACATATCATCAGCTATATCTTCAAAATCATATGTAGCAGGATAAGTAGCAGCTTGTAATTTTTCTAAACTGAAAAAGTTAAAACTGTTTTTTAGATTATCATATATACTTTGAGATAAATTTACCATATATGGTTTGTTTCCTAACATATCTGTAGTGGTTGTAGTTGGAATTGTTTCATCTACTCCTTCATCTGTTGTTTGTGTAGTCCCTTGGAACATCTTATTAGCTGGAGCAGATTGATCAATCTTAGTATTAGATGTATCAGAATCAGTAAGTGAATTTGATACTATTGTTGTCTGAGTCTCTTTATATAATCCTGTCTCTCCTTGCTCATCTTCTGTATATTTTTTAAGTTGGGCTGCTGATCTATAACCCAATAGTTTTTGTTTCATTTCTTCGTTAATATCAGAAGACTTTAAATATTCTATTAGATCACCATGATCGTGATATGTTTCAATCCCAGTATCAATTACACGATTCAGATAAGGGTTGGCCTGCAATGCTTGAGAAGGATCTACTTCGTCATAGTATTCCATAGCTTCATATACTAAATTAATTTGAATATTAATCTTTGTTAGAATATCTTGTATACTTTCACCATCTGTCTTTTTAGCACTAGGTACTTCTGCTAATAAGGATGCTTTCATACTTTGAAGATTTTTTAGATTCCCCAACATTTGGGAAATATAAACACCATTACTATTTCTCATTGTATTTAGATCATAACGACCATAATAAATACTATTGTTAAATTTAGCAGTCTGTCCACTTTCATATATTGGGGTAATCCTATCTATATGATCTGCTGTATAGTTAACAGTAGTTTCTCCCCATAGTTGGTTGATCCCTGCTGTATTACCCTCATCTTGAATTCTAATGCCAAATATTCTTTGATAAGATAGTGAACTATATTCGTTCTGGTAAGTTATAATTAAATCAAAAGGAGGTATCATATCTAAAGGTAATGATCTCATTCTATTATCATTCATATAGTCTTGTTGATATCTTCCTGTTATTTCAGATAGAGCCCCATAATCAAAATCTACAAATACAAGTGTTCCAGCTATAGTTCTAGTGCCAGTAACAGAACCTTTTCTACTAGCAACCCCTAAAGCTCTAACAGGGGCTGTCTCTCTATGTACTGAGTAAGATACAACTTGAACATTGCCTAATATAAGTGTCTCTCCAGCAGCATAGACTACAGGTATTATATCAACTCCAGAAAATGCTCTGTATGCACCTCTAGTCTTATTAGGGTTTAACCTGAACATCGCACTTCCTTAAATTCTACTTTATGTTGGTTTATTTGTGTTTTAATTTCTTTCTGTTTCTTACTTAGTCGAGCTTTACCACTTTTAAATTCTACTATAATAATCTTATCTTCTTCAAATACGATACCATCTATTGGTTGTCCTAAAAATTTGAAATTATCTATGTTAAATCCAATATCTTTTTTAAATGGTAATATCTGCTCTATCATCATTCCACGTTTAGTCCTTTCAGATCTAAGATCATCTAATATTTTAATCCTCTCAGATTCTTTCTTATCTAAGTTAGTTTTTGTTTTCTTTAAATAGTGATATAAAATTATGTTAGTTAAAATTGTTATTACTAATAATGATAAGGCTATAATATTAACTACCAATGAATCTCCTACGCTTATATGAATCTATAATATTACATTACCTAATAAAAAACCCCTCCAACAGAATAATCTATTGAAGGGGGTAAGTAAATGGTATAAATTAACCTACAAATGGAGCCCAAGGAACACTTGAACCTTCACCAGGAAGACCCCCAACAGTTAAACTGCCAGGCTTACCAAAAGTAAGATAACGATTGACAGGAATAGCCAAATCCTTTTCCCAATATATTGGCTTAAACCCCTGATAGGCAGCTGCAATATAAGTATAGGTTTCTGCTAGATCTAAATCATCTGTATTGATAGAACTACCCATATTAAGTAATTCAGATCCAAATACTCGTGCTACTGTCATCTGAGCATATTCATTCTGACCAGTGATAGAAATATCAAATGGCATAATCTGATCGGGATATTGACAATATGACTCAGCAACACCAATTTCCCAGATGTTTTCATCACTAGGGCCAGCGGCTCCAACTTCATATGGTAAACCGCCAGATGCTGTAGATAGAGGTACAGAACTGGTATAGGTTGTTCCATAAACTGTTCCAGGAGCACTTCCCCCTGCACCAGGAATAGGAGAATCGCCAGTACCTACAATATCACTTCTTCCACCGGGAGCCAAAGGTACATTATTATATTGCATACCAGGTATCTGAATTTCTGTCAGTTTCCTAGCATATGTAGCAATATGATTTTCTTCTGTACCATACATTATGTTGTACCATGCTTCTCTATCAAATACAGCAAACTGTAATGTTCCGGCTATACCTCTCTTACCACGAGAAAAACTAACCGGAGTGGCACTACCTAAGACATAGATAGGTCCCTTTTCTCTTGAAACAGAAACACTGATAGCTTGAAGGTCACCTAAACGAATATCTTCAGCCAACACTTGGATATCAGCACCAGCAAAGCTGGTGCGGTTAGCTACCCACTTGTTATTAGTTAGTCTAAATCCCATAATTTATCCTCCATTTAATATTAAATAATAGTTATTCTGATTCCCTCTTAAAGGAAAGATCAATTGTTAAGTGTCTAAATTCGTTTAATGGTATAATATCTATGATTAGATTTAGTTCACCGTTAACTCTCATTTGTTCAGTTTGTTTAATTTGAATCATAACTTGTTTGATAGCCGGAATACTGTTTAAAGCATTGTTAATTTTAGATTCAAAGACTTTCATCAAGTTGCTACTCTGAACCTTTCCTTTAAACTCATTCCATATTTCCCTGCAGTGTTTCACTGCTTCGCAAGCCATCTCTCGATTTAGACCTCTACTATAATCACTACCATAAGCTGCACCAGTAACAAAGTCAGCTATAACATAAGGATTTCTCATACCATCATTATAAATAATAGTATTAACTCTAGCTGTTACTAATTTATCTACTAATGTTTTCCTCATTGTAATTAATGGTCTAAAACCATTACTAAGGCTTTGATTAGTTGGTAGAGTAGGCAGAGCATTTACAGCTAATTTACCAGCATAGAAACATTGACCAGGAACAGTAAACGTAATACCTCCACTAGAGAAAGCCATTGGATAACTAAAGTAATCGATAAATTTATTATCTACCTGAGCTAACACATTAGCCGCTCTAAGAGTATCTGAAACAGATACAGTGCTACCTTTTCTAACCCATTCTTGGATACCTGCTAGGGTTAAATCTTCTGGATTCTTAATTGGGATGACCGCTCTAGTAGTCCAAGAATTCCTATTAACCTTCTCTAGCCATGGATCTAGTATGCTATATAAACCAGCATTTCTATAGTATTTAGTACCAGTTTTTACAGAATAATCTTCCTGGATATCATCTAAATAGAAATCTACAGGAACAAGAATCTCTGGAGGAAAATCCTCAATCAGATCTAGAACATCTTCTAGCTCCTGATATCTATCAGCTAATTCAACATTGATTCCAGATGTGCCACCATACAATGTCCTATTAGCAGATAGATCAAACCATTCTGGAGTATATTCATATTCAAGACCTATTAAGAATCTCTTATAGGCACTATACTCGTTACCAAATGGTAATTTCTCATCATTAGTAAATGTGATAATACCATTAGTATCGTATACATAGTCAATGTTCTCTCTATAATCTTGTTTAGTTAGATAAGAGAAGATCAACTTTGTAGTAGGTACAGAACCAAATAGGACTCTGTTACCATAGATAAAGTAATAATCTGATCTATTAGAATTAGAGGCAGTAGTTCTAATATAACATTGTTTTAGATGACCTTTATTGGTTATTAGAGAATATCTGAAATAAGCATCAGACTTTACAGTTAAGTATTCTCCATCTTTATCTACTTCCATAAAGGGAGGAACAGTGTCATTAGCCCATGCTAAGAATTCTGCTTCAATTATAGATGTCATAGCTGGAACTGTTCCGTCAGCAGCTACAAAAAAAGTATCTAGATTAGGATACCTAGTAGTCAATGTAGGATATGTAACCTTTTCAGATTCCCACAATGCCTTCCATTGACTCCACATAGTATTCTCAAATCCTAGATATTCATATGAATCTCCATCTCTGGGAGCTTGTGTAGAGTCGCACCCTACAAAGAATACTTTTAGTCTATTAGTAGCATTGTTATCATTAGGATAGAGCTGGCCATTATCTTCCCAGAATATACCAGAGATCCATCTTGGTTCTACTTCTTCCCAGTTGCTACCATCAAGACTATATTCAAATCTTGGAATTGAATTATCTGCATAATTCTCTGTATAGAACTGATAATCTCCATCACCAGCTAATATCTCAGCATAGTGATATGCGTTAGCTGTATTAAGAGCATCTGGAACTAGAATAACATAAGCACCATCCATATCTACAGGAGCCACATATCCATAATAAGATGGGGTTGGTCCTAATTCGGCTACCCCAGTATTAAAGTACTGATATATTCTATTAGCAAAAACAATTAAAGAACCATTATCAGATGCTCCTAAAGTCTTTGTATCACCATTATCTAATGTTATTTCTAGAGCACTAGCCGACTTGCCAGTAACTTCATCCACTTCAAACCCACCATAAGTGCTAATGACTCCTTTTTCTACTGGTAGAACACATGCTCTAGCAGAAGGATTTAACCCTTCATCACTATCTAGATCAGTATCAGGGAAATATTTATCAGTTTCCATTCTAACAGAATGTCTGAGATAGTTTGGATCTGTAGTCATAGCAGCACTAGGACTAACATCAATATCGGTTCCTACAGCAAAAGATACATCATATCTATTATCTGTGCCATTATGTGTTACTAGCAAAGGCTTAGAAGTAATAGTTCCATAGGTAGATCCTTCATAATCATAGGCTAAATTCCTATAGATATACGATGGGGATAGTGGACCTAAGAAATATGCGCTATATTGATGTGCATTACTAGAAGTCCATAGAGCAGCAGGAACAGGAAAATATGCTGATGGTGCTTTAGTTGTATCACTTTCATCATAAGCAACAGCATAATCTTCATAAGGATATTCTCTAGTTATAGTACTACCTTTAACAAGAGCAAAAGGTGGTAAGGTAAGGAACTCATCAGTACCAATAGTTCTCTGTCCTTCTCTAGTAACACCAAACCAATAATCATACACTCCAGAAGTCTGCGCATCTAGTTTATACTGTTGTGCATCATGAGGAGAATACATTGTTGATTCATTAACTGTTAGCCCAGTTGCTTCGTAGCTCTGAGTTTTAAAAGGAGTACCAATAAGAATCTTGCTTAAAGGATCAGTTGTTTCTGTTGGGAATATTTGTCTTGCCCAATATCTTGGGAAACCACTAAAGTCTGGAGGTAGAAAACACCCAAAGTTAAGATAACCATTATTACCTGCACCTATATTAATAGGTTGATTCTCAAACCATAAAGAGTATTCAGAAGCCCAAGTACTAATATCTTCTTCAGTAGGTATAATTTCATTAACTGGAGATGTATTGGGTCTTTTTAGTTGTAGACCATCGTAGCTATAAATGTTCATAGCCCCGACTGTATAGCCTCTTGTTCCCCTAGTATTATAGGGCATCGGATCTAATCTATTATCTGGAGTGATACTATCTACATAAGTTTGACCAGTGTAGGCTAAAGTGTAGAACTTATTAAAACTATTAATATTATTAACAGCTGTTTCGGTTGCTTTAACAGGGCCGGTTCCTGAAACCATACCATCTCTTAGAACCTCCCATCCTACAGGAACATTTCCAGGATGTTCTATAGCATCATCATCAGCTTCTCCAGAACCACCAACAATTCTATCATACAATGAGAATTGTGCAGTATAACCATCCCAGGAAAATCCATCAGACCATTCTGATGGAAGCACACCATCAGTATGAATCAAAGTATTCCACGATTTACCATATCCTGCGGTTCCATAATCGGTATTAGATGTAGCTGGTAGAACCCAGCATTCGAAGGATGCTGTGATTGTATTAGCTGCAATCCTATACCATGGAGCAATATTGGGATCATTATTCATTGCATCTTCAAGATCTTTAACATTGTGTATTGTTACACTAGTATCATCAGCATCTGTGCTATACTTGAAGTAAGATTTAGTGGTTGTTACTGGATTGTAGAAGTATAGAACTGTTCCATAATCTTCTAAAACTTCATATCCAATAACAGTACTATTATATATTTCACCAGGATACAATGCTTCTATTGATAAAGCAGTACTAATATCACCTACTGATGTGGTTGTTGGAGTATTAATTCCACTATAACCAGTCTGTTCCTTTAAGGACAAACTAGATCTACGTCCATCACCTATACGGATACAGTAAATTCTTTTATTGCCAGGTACGTCAAATAACTCAGCAACGGCTCTAACAAGATTACCTTTGCTTATGTCTCCAAATATTTCCTTAGCTCTTCCTAAGGACTGAATATAGACTGGTTCATGCATTGGACCATCTTCTGATGTTCCAATAAGATATATGCTTTTACGAGTATTTGGAGTACTAGCGAGCATTCCTAAGTTATTGTCATGATATGTTGTAGTTACACTTGGGATTGGCATAATAAAATCTCCTTTTTAGTTGATGTATGTTCGCATACTTCTTAATAAATTATTTATATGTTCTTGATATTGTTCTCTCAAATCTGGCCCTAATCCTAATTCTATGAATAATTTATTTAATGTATTAACTTCTATTTCATAAATTATCCCAGTACGAATGAAGAATTTCTCTTCTGGAAAATCTTTTATCGGCATTGTATAATTTTTTTCATCAGCTAAAGAACAACCTAACCAGTAAAATCTTTCAGCACCTAGAAACCTAATGATAGGAGTTAGAGCCAACATTCTATTTCTGAACCAATTAGTAAGTTCTATTCTTTCTCCTGTTGATTTAGCTAGTAATTGAAAACCTAACAAACTATCAACGATCCACCCATATCTAATTCTAATTCCTTTATCATCTTCGATCAACTCTCTATACTGCGGTTTTCTTTCTGATATGCCTATGAAAGGATCTGATCCTCTTGCGCCAGGAGCCTGTTTCAAATATCTCCATGCTATTAACTCATCAGGTATTTCATTAGCATAATGATCATTTTTCTCACCTGTTATCTCATTTAATTTACCTACATGTATTTCATTTCTGTATGGAACTATTTTTAAACCAGGTTTAGATATTTCTAAAGCTCTGGTGATAAGTCTTATAAGCTCGTCTGGGCTATAAGATTGGCCAGTTCTAAGATAAGGAATGAATTCTTTATCTATTATTGCATTTTCTGTGATTTCACTCATTAAGTTCTATGCCCTTGATCTAAGATAGCTACAACACGAATATATTCTATTCTTCCATTATCGGCTCTTCTAGGATCAATAAGTTTAATATTATATCTTTCAGTAGGAGTTGGTATGTTATTTAAATTTAAGGATTGACCATTGACTAAACCATATTCATAAATAAAATCATGTAGTCCAATTTTTATATTATATTCAAAATAATAGATATAATAATCATATTGTATTAATCCTGGAGCTAGGGGCTGCTCGTTATATTGGCTAAGAGCCGTAGATGCTCTATATGTTAAAACATGTTGCATCTCATATTCCCATGGATCTTTGCCTCTTGCTTCTTTAAAAACTGGGTCAAATTCTTTAGTTGGTTTATCTAATAGATTATGTTTAACAGAAACATAATGACCTTTAGGTTTAAGATTAGGAGCCCCATTTAGAATATTATGAAACTCTACTCTTAAATCAATAGCATCTCCACCAATAATTTCATCTAAACCACTATAAAGTTTAACACCCTGAGTAATATTGGCAATGTTGGCAGTATTTTTACCAAAGAGTCTAGACACTATTGAGGTGTCCAACTAGTGAAGTCACCAGATTTAGACTTTGGAACAACCAACACACCTCTATCATAAGCATTATCAATATTAGTTAGATTAACATTATATTGGCTATGTCTATACATCTTACTCCAAGCAGAATTGATTCTATCTACTTTAGGGTATCTCTTCCAAGTTCTATCATATTGGATAATAGGTTGAGGTTCCCAGAAATCTATAGATCTAATACCTTGTCTTGGGCCAGGTGGTGTGCATTTGATTTTTACAAGACGTTCTAATTCCTCAAACTTTTTAACAACATGTTGTCTAAATTCACTAAAAGGTCCTTGGAAAGAAGAAGGCCCATTATTTGTTATTGATAAATCAGCTAATCTCTTAGAGCCCGCATTGCTTATTAGATAGAACATTATATAACTCATAAGATCTAAGACGGTAGCATATGTAACAAATTCTGGCAAACAATAAGGTATATTTGTTCCACTGATAACCAATCTATCGTTACCATTATCCCATTTATTAACAGCATACATACTATTTTTTAAAATGGTTCTCCATATAGTATCATTAGGAACATCCTTAATCCAAATACCAATGCCTTCTGTTAATCTAACCATTGTTGGAGTTGAATAATAAGGATTATAATGTGTTGTATAAAAGTAATCTATATCATCAGCTAATACCGTGCCATCTTGAGCAGGCAATCCAGAAGAAATTTCAATTCCTACTTCACAATTATATGGTAAAGTTTCTTTTGGTGTGATCTCAATTCTTTTACCATTAATAACAATATTGAAATCTCCTGTTGTTGCTACAGAAACAACAGGTATAGCAACAGGAGTTGAGATAGAAGGGGTAACAATATTTACAATTAATTTTTTGGGCATAATTAATAGTTTAAATCCCAGGATTCAACATGATTAATTATGTTACTTGCTGTCTTATTAGCCCATGCATATACTACTCCAAGAGTACTAATCAAATTAAAAGAAACATTACCAGAAGAATCTGTTGTCTTTGGTCCAGCAATAGTATACTTACCTTCTAAATCTAATGTGATCCATACTGAAGCAGCCTCCACGTTCACAGAATTGACTGTTAGCTGATAAGTATAAACATCGTTAGCTAAACCATTAGCACTTATTCTTAACGTTGCCTGCTCCTTCTCAGGGACTGTCCCGAAGCCTAGGAAAGGATAAGTATCATTTTGGCTTAGAATCGTAAATATTGAATGATAAGGAGCATCTAAAATAAGTTCTCCTTTAGTATTAGTTATAAAACTTTTAATTGTTTCTGATAGAGAGCCCCCTAATCCACCATTGATTGTATTCATAACAGTAACTAATACAGATAATGATGGTATGACTTCTCCAAAAGCATCTGCAACAATTAATGTTAACCCACATTGTGGGATACTGCTTGTTGGGATATTCATCTTACATGATGTACTTGAGAAGACTACCTTTCCTGTGTAATAAACACCAGGGCCTCTAACAGTGATAGTATAAGGAAGATTAAGATATCCTGTAATAGTAAGAGTAGACTGATCATAACTGATAATAGGAGTATCGAAATCTGATGTGATAACAAATGAATAGTCTGTTAATGAAGAATTATTAACTTCTAATTCTAATGTAATGGTTGCACTCTGAGCAAAGTATAAAGCTATACCTTCAGATATATTAGATTTTGTAAAACTATACGATTTCATATTAGTGAAATTAGTTACAGAATCACCAATAGTTAGTTTATAGTAATCTCCTAATTCATTAATAGTACCAGGAATAACAATATAATCATCTATTAGTCCACCCTTAGTAGTAGTAGAAATATTACTACCAAATGTAAACTGTTGATTTTTAGGGATGATAAATCTTCCTGATTGGAAAATGTTTATCCCACTTGATTTAGTTTCTCCTAGAGCCCCCAGCCAATTAATACTAGTCCAAATATTTACATCAGTAATATTACTAGTCATGTTAACTGACTCTTGGGAATATGTTGGTTCTAATCCTAATGATATACTTAGAATAGGATGTGTTACAGATGGGGTCATGCTATAAGAAAGATCTATATTATTCTGAACAGTAATTGGATCAAACGTTATAGTTGAACTATGATCAGCAGGTAATGTGATATTACCAACATAATATCCATAATGATCCTTAGTTAATTTAAGATTATAAGTCTTACCTACAATAACATCACTAAAGATAACTATACCATAATTATCTGTTTTAGAGTTGAAATAGTTAGTTTCTAAATCATCTAGTTCAACATTAACATCATTGAGTTTACGTCCAGTAGATTCATCATAGATGTTTAATATGATGTCGCCTCGAATAGATACATTGGTCTCTTCTAATACAAGAATTATGTTCTTAAGAGAAGTGCCTACAAACAACTCACTTAGTGGTTTGTAACCATAAGAACCAACAGTTATTAAATAAGTTTTCTCAGGATCAATAGCTGTTAATATAATCTGACCATCTCCAAATCCAGTAAAGACGGTGCTACCTGTATCAACTTGTCTAACAGAATATTCAAATTTGATTGGCTCGCCACTTTCATCATTTACAATAATTTGAACAGATTCTGTATCAAGAGATGTTAAACTATATGTGTGGCCTGGAATAATCCCGGCAATATATGTTTCATACCCAAATTTATATATTTCTAAATTTGTTATGCCTGTAGATGGAGAAGTGTCTACGAAATAAGATAAACCATCTGAATTAGTAATAGATGTTCCTAAATTGGTAACAACTAGAGCATCTTCTACTGGATCTGTTCCATCGTCTACAGTTACTTCTATGAAATCTAATTCGTTAAGTAGAGCGTCTACTCCTGTTAACTCACTATATAAACCATAATATGATGTGTGTCCATCAACACTTATTCTTACATAGTCACTAGCTTCTACTCCAAATTTTTCATAGGTTCCAGTGAAAGGTGTAACGAATTTAAATATACCAAGAATATCATGTATAACTAATCCTGTTGGAGTAAATCCAACTACAACAGAATCTACTGTATAGGGAGCAGTTCCAGCAGCTATTAATGGTGTATATGCTGTTAGATCATTACCTGTAGGAACTTGAGCAATATAGTATGGTTCTATAGTGCTGCCAAATAATATGGCTCTATATCCAGTAATGTTTCTATCAGTATAGAATATCCCACTATCTACAGTATATAAACCAATAGAAACGCCAGTGACAGCATCTATGATTCCAACATATTCTACTGATGAATCTACTTCATATTGAAGAGTTAAATCTGTAAGCTGGATAATAAAGACTCTAGCTGATTCATCAATAATAGAAGTACTGTATTCTACTGCTGAGATTGTTTGATAGGGCTCGCCAGTTGGCGATATAAAGGTATTAACTACATCAATTCTATTAACATATAAACCTTGAGTAAAGGTATAACTGGCTATACCTGCAACAGTAATTGTATCAACTGTAATAGGAGTAAATTCAGAAGAGCCCTTTGGTCCAACATGGAAACGGATTGTTCCAGATGATGGATTACCGGCACTATCTACTAATAGAACTGTTATAGTATCATTCTGAATTGTTTCAGGAATACCAGTTACATCATATATACGGCTTATGGGGCTGCTTGTTTCATATATATATCCATTATATACTATATCTGAATCATCATCTATAGCTTGAAAAGGTATAATTGATGGATAATTAATATCAGATGATAATGAAGTTACTGTATCTTTACTAATATTTTGACTATCGATTATAAGATCAACTGGACTCAATATTTTTCTAATCATAATTTATACTCCTTTAGATTAAAATAAAACGTGATGTTTTTCTACCTTAATGAATGTAGCCATATCCATTGTGGAATCTAATGCTTTATTAAATTCTAATATGATAGTATCATCTGGATCAGTGAAGGGATTACCATATGCTGGTAAAGTTCTAACTAAAATTAAATCTGTAATTGTTGTAGTAGAATTACTTGTATCTTCGTATAAATCAGCTAGAGGATCGTCTGGATAAGGAGCTAATCTATTTTGGACTGTACAATACCAATATCTATTCTCACTTAAACTTACTTTACCATCTATTAATATACTAATTTCATTTATATACAGAGTTATCTTATGTTCTTGTATTAATAGTTTAGATGGATATATATAGAGCCTCTGATTATCATCATCTTCATCTATCCCAACATTACAATATATCTTTTCTTTGCTATTCTGATCCATGATAAAAACGTTATGTTTTCTAATTTCTAATGTTTGTATTTCACCAGGAAAATCTACTATAAATCTCTGATTTTTAGCAATATCGTTTAACTTGGTTGGATCGTATAGAATACTATTTAATGAATCTAATTCCATGTTATCCTATATCTAAAATACTAGGGGAAGATCCCACTGTTCTATTTAATTGCGATTTAAGAGCTAAAACTATATTATCTCTAATTTCACCGGCTGGTTTTTGAACCTTTTCTAAAGCTAAACACTCATGAAAGAAAGCATCATTAAATTTTCTTTTAGGAATTTTCCCTTTATTTAAATCTTTTATAATTAACTTATCTGGTCTTTCAATAAATACTTTAGCTGTTCTCATATCTTTAAATCTAAGTCTTCTATATTTTTTATTGAAGATAGTCTTATATTGTTTTGAAAACCAATGTTTAACTAATTTAAAATATATCATTCTTACTCCTTCATAGTTCACAAAAATATAATGCTATCTTAATATTACCTAAGTTTTAAAGAAAAAAATAGGGAGCTTAAAAGACTCCCTATTTTTATTTATCTATCGTTTATTGTTAGGTTGCAAATGTGTCAGTACGATCAATGGGATCTAATGTAGCTGTATTAGCATTATCAAAGACAAAGTTTCTGTCAATGTTAATATCCTTAGCAATAGCTACGCCTTTACCTTGATCCAATAGATGCAGCCCATATTTCTCATGGATCTTCATGTATTGAATATCTCTTTCTGGATCATCCCAATCATTAACCATTGGTTTACTTTCTTCAATAAATAAACCACATCTATTAGAATCTGCTACTATGATATCTAATGTATTAAGATCAGATACAGTTGTAGGACCAGCACCATAGGTGTAAGAGCCATTTCCAATAGACATTGTAGCATAAGGTGTTACGATCACAAACGAAGAACCAAATGGACCACCGATAGGTTTAGTATACATAGTAGCGCCAAGTGGGTTCAATGTAGTAACCCAAGGATTAGCACCAACACGTCCAGAATTCCCAATCGCACTACCAGAACCAGTTGCTTGTGTTTTAAGACCCATACCACCGAAACCAGTATCCCAACCAGGAGCACTGCTACCTTGCATAGCATTACGATGTGATCCACTTTCAAGAATTTCTCTAAGAGTAGTATCATAAGAGAAGATTCTCCAGGCTAGAGGATGCATAATCATGGTATCTGGAGTAAATCCTCTGAGGAACATATGAATATATAATTCATATAGATCATCAAAGGTCATAGTTCCATTCTGATCACCAGTAATACATCTACCAGTTGTACAACCTAATTCGGAAGCAGCACCAGTATTATCGAAAATTGGAGCAGTACCAGTAGCATTAAGATAACTTATTGCCATCTGTTCTTTCAATCTTGCTAGAGCGCGTCCAGCAGCCCTAAGCCACAATCCAACAATATCAAACTGTGCGTCTTGTAGAGCTTCATCAGTAATTGAAAATTTAAGACCATACTTTTCAGTGATTACTCGAATGGCTTCCTTTGTTCCACCGCCGAGGAACCTTTCCTGATATTCCCCACCTTCTCCTACCTTGGCAGCTTCAAGCTCACCAATAGCATTGATTTTGATCATCTGTGTACCAGTCTTAACGTTCAATTTCTTGAAAAGTCTGGGTAACACTTGAAGATCAATCATGTTGGCTTCATAGGTTATCTGTTGTACAACACTTCCAACTAATTTAGCAATGTCGCCACTCATAAATAAGTCTTTGAATTCTAGCTGATTAGGAAACATTTTATGTTCACTATCTTTAACTAGATAATTAGTGTTATTGAAAACATCATATAAATTCTCTACTCGCTTTAGATCATCTTCAGTCTGGACGAAACGAGGATCATAAAGCGGAGAGTCTGTTCTTAATCTTGGTTTTTCAAACATGTTCACATTCCTCCTTATGATACATGAAGTTGGATATATGCCATACCAAAGATACCATCTTTGAACATATCGCCAATATCGTTAATTTGTCTATTTGCCAAAGTTACTCCTTCATTAAGCAACAGATCTTTAGCAAATGTAAACGAATGCCAAGGTAAACCAGCTGTCTCTGTACCAGCTCCGGCTCCAGACGCTGGATAAGTATCAACATGTTCTAACATCTGTTTGGGATACCTATGATCTATATAGACCACTTTACCAACTTTCTGTTCGTCCATAACCTTAGCTGTTGGATAACTAATGGCACCTTCAGATATAGTTGAACCTGCTGGATGGAAAATATAATTTCCATGCTGATCTGCATACATGGTTGATCCAGAAGCAACGTTACCTTCCGTACAATCAACAGAACCAGTACCACGTTGACTATCATCATCTTCTGTTTGATAAGCAAAAGCCCATAACCTTGATGTTTTATATAGTGGGTTAGCTGTTAAACAATTATCGGTAAGTAATGAAGCAGAAGTCATTGATATTGATAGGGTTGTTAATTCTGCATCAAGTTTCCAGAGATTAACATAAGGTACACGAATATACCAGTCTGTTAGGAATGTCTGAGCTGCCTGATTTTGCCAAGATAGCCAGTGACCAGTAACATCAGCATATAAATCTTGATGAGATATACCGATAGGTTTATTTGCATTAATAGTACCAGTCTTGTCGGTAGTGGCTGTAACTACATTAGCAGGATTACTGGCTAAAGGAGTACGACCAATATCATTACTTCCATATTGATAGCCGTTAGTTGTTAGTGTTTTTCCACCATTAGCATATGTAAGAATAGCTCCAACTTCCTTTGGATAGCCTCCAAAAGTATCATCAGTAATCATATTAAAATTACTAAAATTTGCTACCGGAGCAGTATATTCTAACGGTAATGATGTCTGATCCATAGCACTCAAAGGTTTCTGACCACTAGGATCCATTGGAGCGGACCAAGCACCATCGGTTTCCCAAGAATTAGGATTCAAACCAATAGCAACTTCAGCACCCTCTGATCCGGTTGCTGGTTCACAGATTGATGTAATAAGCGAAACGATTTTTCCTTTAGGGATTACAATGTAATCACCTACAGATCTAACCAATCCACATACTGGCAAAGAACGATGAGGATAGACTGCTAATGCTGGTCGAACACCTTCTGATTGTTCTACAATATAAGATGTCCAGCCATCGTCTTCAAAACCAGTTGTTGGATGGAGATCTTTATTCGCCTGATATCCTTGTAAATTAATTGCGGACATTTAGATTCCTCCTGTTGATTATCATAATTTCTTGTTTAATTATTCTTCTAAATCATTAAGGATATCTTTGACACCTTTAGATCCAGCTTTCTTCTTATTAATACTCTGTCCATTAACTAAATCTTTATGATCTAGAAGACTTTGAATATCAATATTTTCTAATTCTCCTATAGCCGCATCTAGCGCATCCATTGAAAGAGTCGCATAATGTTCACGATCTTCTTTCTTAACTTCGACACCCATATTGGTTTTAAGATCTACTAATTTATCAATCAGATAACCTACAGCTTTCTTTGTGATAATGTTAGTATTTTCATTAATAGTCTCAATTGAATCTTTTAGATCTGTAAGTTCTGTCTCTTTACTGGAGAGATTCTGCTTCAAAGTAATTATTTCTTCTTCTTTGGTTTTAATAGTTTCTTTAGCATCTGATAAATCAGTCTTAGTTGAAGCGACTTGATCACTCAATTGCTTATTTAAACGATCATACATTTCTTCCATTTTTTCAATATCCACTTGATTTCCTCCTGGTGGCTGATTATGTATTTGTTTTTCTTGTTTGCTATTCTTTAATTTACCATCTTTTATAGTTATTTTGTCAATTATTTTTTCATGTTTTCCTAAATCCTTATTGGATAATAAATTGGGTAGTTCGACACTATCAATAAAAACCATTTTTTTATCTGCTTGATCAAGATTTAATCCTGTTTGATAGTCCATCATGATGCCATCTTTTTGAGAATCTTCCGAATTTATATTATTAATATGGTTAAGCGGATCACCTGGAACGTTTACTACAGAAACCTCAGGATAAATAAAATCTTTAATAATCCAATAACATAGTTGATTATATGATTTTTTATCCTCTTCTTCTATAAGATAACTTTGACCTCTTTGATGGTCACATTTATAAGGATGTTGTCCACAAATACTGCATTGTACTGCTCCACTAGATGCGTGAATTGAAAAACTTTTATATCTTCGATCCAAGAATTTCATAATAGCAGCTTGATCTACTATTTTCATTTTCAATCTAATTTGACCATTGGGTTTATTAATATCTTTACTATCACTTAATTTAACATAACTGGATTCTATTACTTCTCCTATAGCATCTTCCAGCATCTTATGATGTTTCAAAACTTGTTTTCTATAAGGTTTAGTGAAACTATCTACTGCTTTTACTGCAGATTCAGGATCATAAAAATAAAAGTTTTCATTAACATATCCAACATGACTAACCATAGCATCTATAGTAATAGATTTTGGTAATGTCTTAAGATTACCTTTAGCATCTAATAGATTTATAGATAAATCATCTGATACATATATACCATTAGTTACTAATTCAATATTAATTTTTTGTTCCATAGTTACCTCATTTTCAGATTATAATTCTTCTAAATATATGTTATCTTTAGCTACTTTTGGTTTTGGTTTACCAGATGGATTATATTGATTAGTTGGTTTAGTTTGAGATTGTATCTTTTTTTGCTGGGCACTCTCTTCTTTGGCTTCCATTTCAGCTAAAGGTTTCTGAATACGTTCTATGTATAAATCTTTATTAGAAGGAAGAGGATCTAACCCCATACCTTTTCTAAGTTCTTCATGTGTGATAGCATTAGATTGGAAAAGTGAAATCAAATGTGTTTCGGTCATTTGTTTACTATTCAAATCTATCTCAGGAAAGAATATTTTAACGCTTCCTATAGCATAGCCAGCCTCTTGTAACCATTCTTTAAATAAAGTATTTTCAATATGTTCTGCTATTAAAGTTTGAAATCTTCTAACAAGATATACCATATTCTCACTCATTGATTGAGCAGTATTTCTATTAGAAGTATCTCCTTCACCCATTGTAATTTTGTCTAATCCTAGACCCACATAGATCCTGTTTTTAAACCATTCTAAGATTGGTACAGTATTGATAGCTTTTTGATTAGCTCCAATGTATTCGGCATCATGGTGTCCTGGTAAGATTAGATAACCATAAGTAGCCATATGTTTTAATGCTTCCTCAGCATCAGTAAAATCTTTATGAAATATATCCTGTCTTTTTTCAGTACCTATTTTATACTTTAAAGTAGGTTTAGAAAATTGAAAGACTAAGATTTCACTGGCTTCTTCCATATAACGAATAGCTTTAAAATCATCTAATGTTTGTACTACAATTGGGGCCCCATAAAGCATATTAGAATCTTTATCCATAAATATATGAAATATGTTTATTGGATCCCAAGTAGGAAAATCTTCTTCAAATAAAGATAGAGATGAATTGCTAACATACCCACCACTATTACTTCTATCAGCTACTAACTGCTGATACTTAATTGGTTGGCCATGAATTGAAGCACCTATTTTAACAGTGGGAGGGCTGATCCTTTGACAATAGGCTATTGGTGCAACTAAGTTTTTATATTCTGTAGTCCTCCATAATCTTTTAGATGCATGTTTATTTCTGACTTTTTCAAGAAAAACATTACCAAATTTAATAAGATCAGATGAAACATCTTCTAACCACTGTCTAAATGTTCTATCAATATATGTTTCCATTACACCAATTCTTTTATTGATGTAATTTACCTGTTTAGGATCTCCTACTAAACTGATTTCGTTTTTAAACATCCTTTGCAGAATCTTACTAACAAATTGTTTAAAATAACCATCTGTATAAAAAATGGCTTCAATATGTGCTAAATCATATTCTTGAGGAGTAAAAAATACTGTACGTTTAGTTTTCTCTGTTCGTTTATCTTTATTTATACCAGAGAAAAATCTAGCAAGACCAAAGATTGGTTTATTACTTTCAAGATTTTTTTCCTCAGGCACACTATCAGTAAACGCGATATGTGGAGTATTCTGATTTATCTTAAATATTTTATCTATAAAACTCAATCTTCTTCCTGGCTAAATTGTTGTAATAATCTTTTCATTGTATCTTCTGATAAACAATCGTTAGAATCTATAATGTAGTCTACCGCAATTCTACCTAAATCTGATTGAGTGCGCACATTTTCTATCCTATATTCTAATCCATTTTCTATCCTATATTCTAATCCATTTTCTGTGCCTAAGTGCTCCATAACTAATTTACCATATTGTGGATTATGTCCAATAGCTTGTGTTAAAATTTCGTGCATTAATTTTTCAGAAGGCATCTTGAAAACTCCAAGAGGTGTCTCTACTGTATTATTCCACCAAATAGATTCATCATTATTAATATCAGAGTAAGCCGCTTCTAGAACTTTATCAATTTCAACATCTGTATTTATTTCTAAAATATTACAAATATCATATACTGGTATCTTATCAAGTCCTTGATTATAGAGATTCTGAGCTTTATTAATAATAGCTCCTATAAGACCAGCTAACTGCTTTAATAGATCACTAGAAACTTCAAGAGCAAGACTATCTTTTAAATCTATTTGCCCCATTAATGCTGTTTGAAAACCCATCCTAATATCAAAATGGAAATCCAATAAACCAAGCACAAATCGTTTTATACTAGCAAATACTATAGGTATATGAAAACATTCTCTTAGTATTTTATTATCAACCAAAGGTTTTGATATCTTATCTATCATATCAGAAGCTACTTCTCTGATTTTATCTAAGATATTATCTAAACAAAAACTAAAACTTAATGTAAACATTTTTTTAAATATTTGAAAAATATCGATATCTAAATCTAAATTATCAACATAAGCTACTAGAAAAGCTAATAATTTAATAAGAAATTCTATTCCTTTTAGATTTACTGATATTGTCAGGAAATAACGAATAACACAACATACTATATCAATTGGGTTATGATATAAATCCATCATCCAATCTTCTAAATCAGAAACTAATCTATCACTATTATTTGATAGATGTTTAATGAAATCGTCTCCAAAGGCTCCCGAACTTATATATTCCATATGAGAGCCCAGATTTCCATTAATGGAGCCTGATAGATTATCACCAGTATATTTGCCTAGCTTTTCTACAAATTTACGAGACTTTTCATTTTCAATATGCTCGGCCAGATCATCAACTCCAATAGACCAAGATTCATCATTAAGAGTATCTGTTCTAAATAGATCAGTAAATTTTTCTTTAAATCCCATATTATCTTATCTTTTTAAGATTTTTTGCTAGTCTAATTTTCTTCTGTCCTATCTCTGTCTTATTTAGTTCTTGCACTGCTGTTTCATCAAACTTTGGATTCTTACCTAGTTTATTAACAATTAGTGTTGCTTGTAGTTCTAGATTGGTCTTATTCAAGAGATGTTGAACAACTGCTCTCTTACCACGTCTACTAGAATTAACATGTTTAATTATAGAAGTAGCAGCAAAAGCACATTCAGGACTAATATATTTTTTAACCCCTTTTAGTGTTGTTGTAATATATGTCTGATCGAAATCATCATCCATAGTAATAACACGGGGGGTCTTTTTCAATTTGATTGAGTCTCGGTCAGGGATAACTAAAACATGATTAGGATCAATATATAAAGGGTTATCCTTTTTGATATCAGAAATATTAGCTAATAGATCAATGCTATTAGTATCTGATGTGATAGAACTTGATAATATCTCAGAAAGATTTAATTGAGTTTTATTAACAATAATTTTTTTATCGGGATAAGAATCCTTAATTCCTGTTAATATGGTTCTTAAATCTTTATTAGGATTTATTAATATATCTGTTAATTGTAACCAATGGGTCTCTTCTAACTCTTCTATATTGAATATAATAGCCTTTGTTAAATTTACTATAGCATTATATTTATCATCGTTACTTCTATTAGAATGGTTATAGGCTACATTATAACCATATCGCATATAACCATCTTCTATATAATCTGTTAATATATTAATTCTTTTTACAAATCTTTTATTATTAACTGATGGATATGAGAATTTTAGGGCAGGATAATATCCATATAATTTAGCAAACCAGATACCATAGAATGGTCTAACCCACACATATTTATCTGTACCATTATTATCATTATACATTGTAATATCATGATATAATGTTATATCGGCGGGCTCTCTATCTTCAGCTAATTTAGTTAGAGCTAAAGAGTCAATATGAGAAACTTTGGCTATAGTTCTCTTAAGATAATTACCTAAGAAACGAAGGATAAATTTTACTATTGCTTTAAGAGGCCAAACTAGAAATTTATCAATAATTTTCATGTTAAATTTAATTATAAGAATTAATAAATATTTAAATAATATTTTAATATAGTCCCACTTCTTTCTCCTATCTAATAGACTCTCAGCTGTGACACGAGAGATACTACCAGCAAGAGGCTTAGTAGCTCCTTCAGAACATATAATATCACCTATTTGATAATTAGGTAATAAAGTATTCCCATTTTTATCTAAAGGATATAATAAATAATCTTCAAAATCATAACCAAATGGTTTCATTATATCTTCTAATATTTCCATTGATTTATGAATAACTTCTCCGCTAAGAACATCATCCTCAAGATAACCTAATTTATATAACTGATCTCTTAACTCAATATCTTCTACATCTAAATCGAGTTCTAACTTCATTAATCTATCTAAAGATATTTCAAAGAGATTGTTAGCTTTTTTAATATTCGTAATAAGAGTAGTTTCTAAACTATCAGAAGATTTCTGTAGTTTATCTGTATAGTCATCAACACCTGTAGAATATCGTTCCTCTCTTGGTTGATAGATTTCATTTGATTGATTAGAACGATGATGTATAACATTAGGATCTGGAGTCGTTTCTTCTTGGTTATCTATTTGAGCAAAGGTTTCTCCTTTTCTGACTATTGCTCTACTGATAGTAAAACTTCCACTAGTAGTTTCTACATCAAAGATGATATAGAAAGAGCCCGTTTCTGGAATAGAAACGGTTATAGCTGATTCTCCTACTTTATAACTACAAGTAGTAAATCGGGTAGAATCATCGGGATACCTCAGAAGGATCTGGTCAGATATGCCTTCGTGAGATATTCCTAAAATTGGAATTTTTATTTCTATTTGTTGAGCGATCATTAAATTTACTTGTCCTATTTATGTTGGGTATCTTATGTTGGTAAATATCTATTGGTTTAGAGCCAGGACTATTGTGTGTAATTAATGGTAATCCTTCTAATCCTTGATTTTTTATATTGGCTAAATTAAGTAGAACATTGGAAGCTTCCATACGACTTTCTAAATATATATTAAATGTGTCTCCTCCGGTATATATCTCCATACCCACGCCTTGGAATTTAGGATCGAAATCTAAACTATATCCTAAAATAGCAAAACCAAGAGCCGCTATAAAATGGTCATTATTTTTACTATAAATTGGCTGACCATTAGAACTATAATCTTTTATAAAATATTCTCTTAGCTGATAACCTATAACGTTAGTTTTTTGAATATCTTTATTAGTATATATATAACTATTAGGATTTAAATCATCATGTTGATAAGATAGATTAAATAACCCATTATTAATTAATTGGGCTAATAGAAACACAGAAAGAGCCTTAGCCATTTTAGGTTTTTCATTACCAGTAGAAGGGTCATAGAATTTAAAATTACTATTTTGTGATATACCAAGAATATAATATAGAACAGGATCTTCTAATTTCTTACCAGCTTTGCTTAATAATTCAATATTAGTATTTCCATATCCTTCATCTGCATATATACCATTTACGTGGTATTTTTTTCTAAGATATATTATACGTTTAAGACTATCTTCCTGATGTTCACCAAGTCTTCCTTTCAACATCTCACTATGAATTAAAACAAACCCATTACTCATTTCTTTTTTTATAGTAAACTGTTTGCCATCTGTTCCAATATAGGTATTCTCTAGTTGCGTGTCAGTTGTAATTTTTCTTAGAATAACAATACCTGTTCCTATACCACGACCATTCCAATCAATTCCCATTACTGTTATACTTGGTGGAAAATGTTTCATTAAATCTTGTTCTCTAATATTAAGATATGCTTCATTAAGACGTTCAATATTAAAAACACCTTGATTTAGTTCACCAAACTCAGCAGCAATTTCATGTATATATTCATCAGGAGCTAAATTGTTTCTGAATAGATGTTCTGAAGAATCACTAAGAGGTAAATTATTTTTTTTAACATCTTCGTAACTAACCCAAGTAGGTGATAACCAAGAAGGAATATGGTGGGTTTCAAATCCGCTGTCTGGATTTGTAAAAATCTTCCAAAAGTGGCCTCTTCTACCAGTGGGAGTAGAAGATATTAATAATACTGTATTTTGGTTATTCATAATTGGGAGAATAGAGCCCCAAGCTGGCTCTGTTAGATAGTCACAATTATGAACAATTGCTTTATTAGCTACAAATAAACCATTTTCAGTTTTTAGATCATATACTTTACTTGAACCTATATAAACTTTCTGAACAATCTTCTCAAATAAAAAATTAGAGTGCCATCTTTCTTTTAACCATTCTCGTAATTCTTGTTTTGATTTACTGTGTATATACTCAATAATATTAAAAACTCGTTTGTTATCAAAATTATTGAATCTATATTTAATATTATCAAAGAAATATTCTAATTGATTTAATTGTAGATTCCCTTTTAAAACAACAAGTTCAGGAAACCATTCTAGAGCACGTTTTAGATACAGATTATCATCGACAATTTCTTCACAACAACCAATATAACCACCAATAAAAGCGGCAGCATATTCTTTTTTACTAAAAACCCAATCTGGAACTTCGTTAATTGGAGGATACCTATCAAAAATTGCTTGATTATATTTTTTACCTTTACTAGTAACTTCTTTGATTCTACCAAAAGCTTCTGGTGTTTCTAATCCTATAAGTTCAATCATATCTTCAAATTGATCTATATCATTTGGAAAACGCCCTGTTCTTAATGCGCCATATATGGCCGCTCTAATTTCTTTAAGAGTTTGATTCTGATATATTAAATCTGTTTGAGGAACAATGCCGATTTCTGTAGCATTTCCTATAGGAATATACTTACCGTCTCTTGTTGGAATTGGGTGATTGCCTGTAGCTTTAATATATCGACCCGTTTCAGTTCTAAATAGATAAAGATCTCTATAACCAACATATTTAGAATCTTGAACAGTAGTAAAATGTACTGGTTCTATTTTAGATAAAATTTTAAGATCATGTAATTTTCTATCAATAGGTTTTAAAGAACTATCATTGTTTTTATAAGCTTGATCTATATGATTATCAACGATTTCAAGATTTAAACCAAACCGATCTGTGTTTTGAATATCTTCTTGAGTAGTAATAGATAATATCTTTTCACCAATTCTAATATCTTTAATATCTTTTGGGCCTGATTCTGTATAGACTACAGTATCACCAGATAAACACTCATCTAGTATTAGTAAATCTCCTCTTTGTCCTCTAACAGATGTTCCCAATTTTCCAGCCACAAATCCTAAGATTGTTGAATGATTAGTAAATGGTACTCTTGGGGATTGATTTCTTCTTACGTGGTTTTCAACTATAAAAGGTTTAAGATATTCGGATTGTAAAACCATACGTTCAAAAACATTAAACAGATTCTGTAAATGTGTTTCCTGTGGGGCTACCACAACAATACTTTTGTATGGACTAACCATAGCAAATTGTGTCATGTAAGCTACTAATGATACAGTTTTACCAGTCTGACGACCAAAACGTAAAGCAATCTTCTTACTGTCAGATGATAGCACTTCTTTTTGATAATCTCTTGGAATAAAATATTGAGTAGGATCATCTGGGCTTTTTAATAAATTTGCAAACTTAAGAGGATCTTTAATAAGTTTTAAAAATTTTTGAATATCTAAATCGGTCATATATTTCCTTAATATTATTTATGCATATATTGTGCTTCATTTCCTAACATCATATTTTTTGGAGAAAAATTAGATCTATGTATTTCTTGAAGGGCTCGTTCTCGCATACTCATAGAATATTTATTAGCTAACTGAGGAACAGTAAATACATCTGGACTACTCAAAGATTGTAATCTATTAGCTAACCTAGCTAATCTTTTATCTACAACACCTACTGTAAACTTGCCTAGTTTATAACTTGCTGAAGCAATTAGAGCTATCCATCCAGCATAATTAGCAGTTTTACCAGCAAATTTTATTCCTCTCATCCAACCTTTTGAAACCACTTTACCTACTAAAGGAGTTTTCATAAATGGTGCTCTCATTCCTTGGGTAACTTTACCATAAGCACTTTTACCAACATCATCTAAAACATCAAAATTAACAGTTTTTCCTGCTTTTATAAATGCTTGTCTTGCTGCGTCTCTAGCTGTCCTAGCTGCTCTGCCTCCTTGTGCATGAATCGTTCTTGCTTCAGGTGAAGTCCTTAAGAAATCCATAAAGCCTCTTGTAGATGTAAGTCTTTCTGCTGTTTCTTTAGTTGCAAATAAAGTAGCTTCATTACCACCAGAAGCAATCTGAGCAGCACGATATATTATATTATGTGCATTTTTCTTTCCACTGGTGGCTCTAGCAAATTCAACAACTCCTTTCAGGCCTCTTTTATAAAAAGCCCCACCATATTCTGGACCATAGTATTTAGATATGATCTTAGAGCCGGCCCTAGCAGATAAATTACTTATACCTTTACCAAACCTTCCTGTTACACCCGAACCAACAGAAGTTAGATCTGTACCACCAGCAAGACCTCTAAAACCAGTAACACCTTGCCATTTTAAACCCTGTTCCATAATATTGTTAAAGTAAGATCTATGAACTAAGTAGTTTAAAGCAGTGTATCTTGCTTGATTTTTAATACTAAAAGGGTGTGTGTAGCCAACAACTGACTTGAAGATACCTCTTCTATTCTCAATATTTTCAGGCTCTTCTCTTTTAGCTGGTGAAGGAATATTTAACATCATGATTTATTTCACCTGTTCCATTTGATTAACCATTTCTTGGAAAGTATTATCAGTATCTTTAGTATTGGTTTTCTTAAATAAATTAAGAGATTTAGCTAAATCATCTTTCTTTTTACCTATTATAGTTAATTGGGTTAGAAGAGGATTGAGTTGTGGCCCATATATTATCGATTCTGATTTAGCCCCAACACCAATAACCTGATCATATATAATTCCATCATTAGCTATCATAGCTTTTAATCTATTTTCTATTAACTCTAAAGAAACTAACTCATTCACTTTAAGAATTTCAAATTGATCAGTGAAGTTACCAGATGCTATATATTTTTCAACCCTACTATACATAAACCCTATTTCTAGTGGACAGAAAGAACCAATTGGAGCATTATCATTTTCAATAAAAGGGCACCGTTTTCCATAAGGACAATTATCATTACATATTATAATAGAGCCACTAAATCCATTAATAAATGATTGAACATATAGATTAATTTTAGGTTTATTCTTTTTAAGATATTCAACCGTCTTATCTGGTAATAATTCAAGTAATCCTACTAAGCTATCTGTGTCTTTATCATTTGGATTAGTAGGATTAGATAGAACTATATCTGTAGTTGAATGATCTTTTTTAGCCATCGTTCACACCAATATTATATAATGGATTGTCTTCGTCGTCTTTGGATAATAGATCAACATCTGATGCTATCGCATTAATGTCTTGAACACAGAGATAACATATGTTATATGATTGACCACGATTATCTATGATCGTCACGATCATGGTGTCTTTATGATTACAAAAGTCACAATTACCAATGCCCACATAAATGTCGTCCATAATATCCTACTCTATTCCGATGAGGGTTTATCTTCTGATTTAGCAGTAGCAGCATCAGCAAGCATTTCTTTCTTATAAGCTGTTGCTCTTTCTATTATAGGTCTCATAAACTCATCGATGTTATCGATCTTAAGATCATTATGTTTGATGATCTCATGAATAAGGACTTGGCTGCTCCCCAGATAACTAACAAACATTAAAGACCTTAACATAATTTCTGTTAGAGCTATAACATAATTAGAGTTTTCTTGGATCTTCTCTGCATCGGACTTACCATCATTTAGATTAGATATATGGATACCACTTGGTGTCTTATTCTGATCTAATTGTTCTTTAAAACCCTGAGTTAGTTTAGCCATCTCAGATATTTGATCTTTGACCTGGGCACTCATACAGGCTAGGCACATATCATCAATCTGTTCAAATTCTGTGGTTATTTCTCTACCACATACTTTACAAGTTTTCTTTTCTTTTTCGTCCATTGTTAGAGCTCCTTAATTAATCAGTTAAATTT